AACGCTTGGTATCCCCTTTTCTCTAGCTTCCAGTTCATAAGGCTTTAACGTAGCTCTTAGCTGTTTCTTAGTATCTTCGGATAAATGCAGGTTATCATCCCAAGTAGCTTGAATGTAATATTTGCCGTTAATGGTTATTTCTGGATCACTACGGACTATTTCGTAATCTTCTTGTTTAGCAAAATCTTCTATAGATGTTATTTCTTCTGATTGTACTTTAGAGACCCTTTGTTCTAAAAAGTAAGACATCATCTCTGTATAGCCTTTTAAAGGCGTCATTGTAAGAATTAAACGCCCTTGTCCTACTCCGTCCACGTCGCTAAGGCGCATAGCACATTCGGTATACACATCCTTAGGCGGTTCTTCGTCTAGATGGATAAGGTGGCATCTTGCCCCTTGGAACTTCTCCCTACCCTGTTTGTAAGATTTAAAATAAAGACTGGAAAACCCGCCGCTGGAATGCTGAATATGTACGTAATCAACAGCACCATTAACGCCAGAAAGCATTGCTTTTTTTAAGATTAGACTTGAATGAATAAGCCCTTGGTCAAATGCTCCATCAGAAGTATAGCCACCAATTAATTTAAGTTGTAGGACGTTTCGGGTTATTTCGTAGTTTTCAGATGCTACCCACGCAATAATTGGGTGATTGAACCTATGCCCCTCCCACCAAGACGGATATACACCTGTTAAATGTATGGCATCCTCAATGCAACCGCAGTAAGTTTTACCAGTTCTATTACCAGCAAGAAATAAGCGCTCAACAGCTTCTTTTCCTGCACTATGGAAATTAGCTTGTTTTGGGTTAGGAGTGTAAAAAAGGAATTCCTTAAGACATTTTGCCTCAAGTTCCTTATCAGTAAATAGCATTTATAAAATTTGCAAGGTTCTTTGCAAACATTATACAATTAGCCATTGACTTAAGCAATTATATTTGTTAGCCTAAAGACACTCGATTCTTTAGGTCCTAAAGATATCTGAACCGTATCAACTTATTTAGGGCCTATCTTTTTATTTATAGCTTTCCCTCAATCGTAACTATTTTTTAATTCCTGCAAGGTTCTTTTTTCTTTTCTTTCAGCAAACTGTTTTCTAAAACGTTCTAAAGCTTCTTCTTCTACCTCTAACTTAGGAGGTGGCGCTACAATCCCCTCACTTTTCTTTTTAGACTTGTATTGCTTGCCATATTTAATTAAAGGAGGTTGCTTGTAAGTCAAATTGTGTTTTTTGATATAAGCATTAAAGGCTCTTGGATATATCCCAAGCTTTTTAGCTATATTATATTTACACTCACCGCTATTTAATAATTCCTGTATTTGTTCTGGGGTATATTTTGATAAAATAGAGGAAGTTTTAGAATTAGGATATTTTTGTCCTTTTTTACTTGGCATCTTTGGATAAAATCAAAATTAAAAAAGTAAGCAGGAAAAATGAGAAACCCGCTTACTTTAATGTATTTTACTCAAGTTAAGGTTTATAATCTAGCAATAAACCCTAGCTCTAATTAGTAATATTGTTTTACGAACGCTGCAATCAATCCTTAAAGTGTTCCCTTAAAATATAAAGTACCTGTGCTTTTCTTGTCCGCAAATCTTTTGCTGCTTCTTGATCTATTTTCTCAAGTAGCTCTGGGTCTAATTCAACGTGGACAATAATTTTTTGTTCTTTGGTCATTTATTCCTCCAATATTTCCCAGTCATTAGATAAAATTTCATCTAAATAAAAAATCATACCCTCTGTATGTATATCATTAATACTTTTATTAATCTTATAACAAAAAAAAGTACCTGATCTTTGTATATATTTATATTCTTTATGTTTTATTATTAAGTTTGGATTTTCTTTTAATTTATTAAAAGCTTCATATATGTTCATATTTCTTTCGCTCCCTATAATAATTCTCTACCAATAACCTAAGATAATTGATTTTTACTTCTGTGTCGGTACTTCCCCAATTGTCCAGCAAATAATCTAATACTTTGTTCTCGGCTTCTTTTACTTTTGTGTTACTCATTTTATTTACCTCTTATTAATTTGTTTTCTATATAGCTTGTTTTGCTTTAAAAAACTCAGCAAATAAATAGTTATTAGTGCTAGCACAATAACACTCCACAGGGAATTCAAAATTATATTTCTTTTCTAAATTATCTTTGTATTTTTCCCATTTTGTAAAAGTTAAGGAATAATACGACTGTAGTGCTAAATAACGTTGATATATATCTGGAGCTTTATAGTCTAGTAAATCTTTTTGAGTATTATTACGCTGAAATTCTAAAAGTTCATCTAAAGCCTTAGACTTTAATTTTTCTAAGTCTAGTAATTTTTGATATTCTATTTCCATGATATTTAAACCTCTATTTGTTTGTAATTACATATTATAATACTTTTTAGGTATTGTCTAGTTACTTTTTAAGTAATTATATAGTTTTTTACAACTATGATAAATTTATCACAAGAAAAGATAGAACAATAAGGTTAACATTACTTAGATTATTGGAATGAGTTAATAGATATTTAAGAGGGGATAAATAGATAGTTTTTTGAGTATCCAGAAAACGGCCGTTATTCTTGCTTTTGCTTTGCCTCCTCTAACCATTTATAAATTTGGTCTATTTTGTCGCCCTCTAGCAATTCAAGTACTGAAGTCCCCTGCTCTTTTATCTCTTCTTTCTCTGGGGCGTTCTTAAACGCCTTGATTTCCTCCATAGCTTCCTCATGTGTTAGCTCTGTAAAGCCAGATAAAGCAGCAGTTACGGCTTCTAGTCTGTCTTGTCCTTCTTCCTGTCTTACTTGCACAACAGGTTGAAAGGCTTTCTTAGGGACAATATCTTTTACATACAACTGATAAGCCCATGACTCGCCCGCTTGCATATGTTCTCTTATTTCATCATATACTTTTGAGACATCATTAGCGGCTAGCTTGGCAACCTCCATGAATTTTTTACGATATTCGCTAATAGTTCCTTTAGGCTTTCCTGCTGGATTACCTGACTGACCTTTTTTAAAAGATGTGCTATTCGCTTTTGCCATGGTTATTTCCCTGCTTTTCCCTGCTACTTTTAGGCTATTTCATCAATTCACGAATAGCAATAATCCCTAGCAATACAACCAGAACACCAATAATTACTGCGTTAATAACAAAATATGTACCCATTATTGCACTCCGTTTCTAAGCAATACGGCTAAAACGTCATCTCTACCAGCGCCAGTTTCTCCAATTGCTGCTGCTTCAGTTATTAGATCAGGTTTATCTGGATCATCAGGCATAAATTCATTTGCAAGCAGTTTATCAAGTGAGACCGCATCACCTGCTTGTACGAATAAAACTAATAATTCATTAAGTTTTGTTTGTATTGGATCTGGAAAAGCCATTTTTATTTACCTTTTTTAGTTACTTTTTGTTTACCTTTTATGATCAGCTGCGTATTTAGAGCATTTGTCATTTTTGCTTTATCATCTAAATTTTTATTTAAAATATCCGCTATTTCTAAGTTATTATAATAATTTGCCCAGAATAAAGCATTGTGCGCATCTACATCTGTTATATCCTTATCAGCTCCGCTATTTAGGAGTAATTGTACCATCTCTGGTTTATCATAACATGCAGCCCATATAAGAGCCGTGTATCCGTACTCGTCCTGATAGTTAAGATTTACTCCAGAAGCTATTAATTCCTTTACTTTTGTAACATTTCCTAATTTTACATAATCTATTAAATTCATAATTATTATTAATTTGTTAATATTTTATAATTTTTGTGGTATATATTCAAGGTTTAAAACGGCAACTCATCACTTAAAAACTCTTCGCTACTTTGTTTTTTAGCTGTACCCGTGTAGTTAATTTCAACTTTACCACTTTTCTCTTCCATATAATCTTTATAGATAGAACCTGCTGGCGTGATGAATGTTTTTACTTCATTGCGGGGAGTATCGCCTTTATCGTTGATGGTAATTTCAGCAAGGCATACTAGGCCGTGGATATCAGCAAAGCTTTTAATTTTTCTTAATTTTTCTGCTTCTGGTGATCTGTCCGCAGGATGTAATCCATGAGCAGAATCAAGAATAGCTTTAATTGTGCTTCTTCCTATTTCTGCGTATTTAGGGGAGTTATCGCTATGAAGACCAATATTGTTCCAGATTTTCCTATGTTCATACTGACTGCTTAGGATTACAAACTCACAGGAAAGATATATACTAGTTCCTGCCTTGCTAAGCGTTGCATAGCCGTCAGGAAATTCATCGGTTATATGATTACCTTTTTTTAGCATTAGACGAACTTTTGCTATAGTTTTATGAGGTATTAGTTCGTAAGACATTTGCTCCTCTGCGTCATTAAAATTTGTCCATTTACTCATTTACTTCCTCTTCTATTATTTTTTGTAATTCATTAATATTTTCCATAATTCGCTCTAAAAGGTATTCACGATAAAAGTTAAATAAATCAGGTCTAATATAAGGGGTTTGGCGGAATAAATTATATTCTTCTACGTCATTCCTAATTTCCCTTCTTAGATT